CCCGGACAGCCTCATAACATGCGGTATCTGGCGCATGAGGGCTCGCACGCCCAAGATTACGAAGGGAAGAACTGGATCGGGAGAGCAATCTGGCAAGCTAAAGTCGCAGCCACGATACCAGATAAAGAGGGCAATCCCACATTCCATCTCCCTATCCGTGGAATCGAGAGGAGAGCCGAAGAGGGTGGCGAAGCATACCGGATCATGCAGAAGATCAACCAGATGACAAACCCGGAGGTCGCTGGGCAGTGGCTCGACTATGAGCTGGACACTCCGCAGTCGGTTGGTGACTACGATGTCCTGTACGGGTTCCCGAACAGAGACGCGATCCTCGAGAAGATCCAGGAATACTCCCGTCACCAGTCCAATCGAGGCTCGATGATCCGTCGGGCCCTTCTCGCTTCGGGGCGAGAGCTGCAGTGAATACACCCACAAAGACCCTCTCCCAACTCCGGGAAGAGGTCAAGAAACGCAAGGCAGACGATCCTCTAAAGCATGTTTATCACCCCCACGAGTTCCAGATCAGAATGCACAAGGATCGGAACCGGATCACTCTCGTGCTCGGGGGCAACCGGACCGGTAAGACGTGGGGTGGGGTGGCGGAGGCGTTGTATTACTGCCTGAATCGGGATACCTGGGGCCGCATGCCCACTCATCAGCTCCCGATCGTCGTGTGGTACGTGATGCCGTCCCTGACGATGTTCCGGAGGGCGATCATCCCGGTCCTGAAGCTGCTTCTGCCCATGCCGGAGGTGAAGAAGTGGGACCAGCAGCAGAACGTGATCTACTTCAAGAACGGCTCCCAGCTCCACATGCTCTCCTCAGACATGCGACAGCGTCGACTTCAGGGTGCTTCTGTCGACCTGATCGTGATGGATGAAGCACAGAAGAAAGAAGTCTTCGAGGAGCTGCTGGCCCGTGTGTTCGATCGAGAGGGTCGGATCCTGATGGTCCTGACTCCGGTCGATGAGGTAGCCGCGAACTGGACCTGGATCCGAGATGACCTGTTTATCCCGTGGGAAAACGGGACCAGGCTGGATATTGACGTGATTTTCATGCCAATTGCCGATGCCGACGGAAACCCTCTCGTCCCACAGTACACCCGGGAAGACATCAAGAAGATGGAGGAGATGTACCCGGATCCCCTCGTGCGCGCGGCAAGACTATACGGACAGTTCGTCACCAGGTCAGGGCTCGTTTTCACCTCATACGACCCCGAGATCCACCAGGTCAAGAGGTTCGATGTCCCCAGCAACTTCCACCGGTGGGTGACTGTAGACCCTCAGTACCACCGATTCGCTGCTCTGTTCTTCGCGGCGGATGAGTACGGTACCTACTACGTGACGGATGAATACTTCTCCCAGGATGAGCCTCTCGCTCTTAGAGCGGAGAAGATGTGGGGGATCCTCGGCAGGGATTGGGATGGGAAACAGCTCCCTGTCTACGTGGACTCGGCTAACCCGCAGGATATCGCTGAGCTCAACTGGCACTTCAGTCGGATCAAGGCTCCATTCGGGGCTATCCCCTTGCCGATGCAGAAGCAAGTGGACAAGATGGTCCTGAGAGTTCATTCTCTACTCGAACCGAGCGACACCAGAGAGTATCATACTTTGACAGGTCTGAAGGGAGTTTCCGGGGCCCCACGGATTGTGTTCTTCGATGATTTGGTCTCACATTGGAAACTCCGTGAGGTTCAAATGACTTCGTCCCGATTATTGTGGGAGATGACGAGGCTGACGTGGGACGCGTCCACCGGCAAGCCTGACAAGAAGAGTGCAGATGGATCTGATGCGTGCGACTGTTTGATCTACGGCTGCTCGATCATGGCGACAGGCTTTCAGACGGAGAAGGATAATTCGTGGATGAAGGGCATGTCGGAGAGGGATGTTCAGATCTGGCAACAGATTGACAGACAAGAGGCACGCGAGAGAAGGGGTGACTTATGGACTTTCTGATCTTAGGTTTCGGCCTGGCAGTGGGTTTCGCTATCGGAGGTATCTTCACCTTTTACGTCGATGTGCGGCCTCTGATGAAGACGATCATCGAAATGAAAAAGCAGGGCTTCGTGATCCACGAACCGATGGAGCGTCCTGAGCCTGATCTACACCCATTCATACGTGAAGACTGATGCCACATGTGATCCCTGGTCCAGAAGAGCCTAAAGAAGATTTCGCCCGGTTCACGTTCGACGCCTGGCGGGATCTCGATAACACGTACGCTTTCTGGATCGAGAGGTGGAAGCGCTCTCTTGAGTATCTGCGGTCTCAGCATTGGAACACGCTGAAGTCAGTAGATCCGGATAAGCTTCCTGAGTGGAAGAGATATCCCGTAATCAACTATACGCTAGCGTTTTACGCTGACTACCTATCTGACTTCCTCAAGTCCGAGATCAGGTACTCCGCGATGCCAGCGTCACCTGACCCCTCCGATATCGACTCCGCGGAAATCATCGAACAGCTGAACATGTATCTGTGGGACAAGCTCGAACTCGCACAGAAACGGATCCAGCTCGCAGCTTGGCTGCTCTCGTGCGGGACAGCCTACCTCAGGGTCTACTGGAATACGAACACCGGGAAGATGATACCGCTGGCGATACCAGGCCCAGACGGACAGCTCATCGCTATCAACCCGATGACCGGTGAACCCAGTCCGGGTATGGAACCGGTCATGCTCGACCAGGGTGAGATCGGGGTAGAGGTTGTCAGTCCTCAGTACGTTCGGTACTCGCCGATCCCGGCACATGGCGTGATGATCGGCCTTCTACTCTCTCGTGAAGAGGCTGAGAGTCTCTACAACGAGAAGGCGGAAGAGCTCAACTACACCTCGACTTACGACGACTTCGACTCAAATCTGCAGACCATTGAAACACCGACGATGACACCGTCGAAGGACGAGCGGGCTCTCGTGATCCAGCACTACATCCCACGCTCTTCACTCCACCCGGATGGTTTGTGGTGGGTTGCTGGCGGTAATGATCTGCTGCTCGCTGGTCCGTGGCCGCTCCCGGGCGGAGAGGTGCCGATCGTCCCATTCATCTGGATCCCAGTCCCAGGAAACGAGCACATCGGGATCAGTCCACTCTACGACCTGACCTTCTCAAACAAACTCTACGACGAGATCGTTGCTCGGGTCCTCGAGTGGCACAACAAGGTGAAGCCGAAGATCCTCCTGAAGAGCGGTGGAGGTCTGACTTACGGCGACATCAACGACGAACCATTCCAGGAGCTCGCGGTCAATCCAGGCGGTGAGCCGGAGTTTATGGAGGTTCGACAGGCTCCGGATACCTTCTTCAAGACGATGCAAGACGCCCAGAACGACATGATGGCTATCGGTGGCTACATGTTCAAGAAAGGCGGGATGGGAGGTTCTCCAGCTCCCGGAGAGTCCTCTAGAGCCTTCCGCAGGCCCACCGAGGTGATTGAAGAGGGCCCGACAGCCGTCGCGATCATGAACTCTAAGGCCTCCTGGGAGCAGCTCGGCAGACTCATGGCCAGCTATGCGGCAGCTTTCTACGCAGAGCCGCGTGTAATCGCTGTCCAGGGCAAGGACCGCATGTATCAGTGGCGCGAGTTTACAGGGTCAATAGACCTGAAAGACGTCTCAGCAACGATCAGAGTCGACGAAGTCAGTCTCTACCCTTGGTCTCGTGCCTCTCTCCGTGATTCGGTATACTCTGTACTCGACTCTCAGTTTGGTCAGATGCTGTTCATGAATGAGGACGGTTCCCCGGATATGGACAGGCTCTCAGCAGCCATGAACGCGACTGGTATCGACCGGTCGATCCCATCTCTCGATCCAGACGTGATCGAAGCGAGGAATGAGAACATGGCCTTCAAGGAGGGTCGTGGTGGGGATGGGCCACAGTTCTGGCAGGACCACGGTGCCCACCTGGACGAGCACGAGAAGGTCCTCAAGTCGATGGAGTTCAAGTCCTGGCCGCAGCAAGCTCAACAGGCCTTTGTCCAGCATGTACAAGGAACCAGCCAGATGCTGAACCAGGCTGCGGATCAGGAACAGCAGGCTATGATCGATATGGAGAAGGCACTCCGAGAAGTCCGCGAAACAGCTGAACTCCAGGCTGATCTCAAGAAGATGGTCGCTGAGATGGTGATCAGCTCCATCTCCGAGGCGATCGCTTCCGAGATTCCTGTACCGGAAACAGATACCGGGGGCAAAACGGGAGACAAGTAGCCTATGAAGAGTTCCACGACGTGGGACGCGGCGTTGGACTGGGATGGGGTTCGTGAAGAGATACTCGAGAGGTACTGTGTTGGTGGGGAGCACGCTAGTGTTCTGGCTGATGAGTATGGTGTCAACTCAGCGACAATAGCTCGGCATCTCACAAGCTGGGGGGCACAAGGTCACAAGGGTGACATCCTTAAGTACTACGAACTCACTGGGTTAGAGCCACCGGCAGAACTCCATCCCAAACTGAGGAGGACGGTCTACGACTACACTAAGGTAGAGAGACCACCACCTGAGCTCCCTAAGAAGAAGTTTCAGTCCTACGACGAGGCTGCCCTTCACTGGTCTGACGTCCATTTCCCTTTCGAAGACCCCAGAGCGGTCAGTATCCTGTACCAGATCACAGCCGAGGTAAGGCCGACGACCCTGATGTCACAGGGTGATATGCTGGATCTGTGGCAGATCTCTACCCACAGACCACCGCTCGAGACCAAGCTGAAGATGCACCAGATCGACATGCAGGAGTCGTTGGACATGCTCCTGGACCATCTCGATATCATGATAGGACTGGCAGAACCAGGTGCTCGACGGGTCTATCTCCATGGGAATCATGAGGATAGGTTCGATCGGCTCTTGGCTGATTTGCAGACGAACATGAAGACCCTGGCCTTGATGAGACTCCCTAAGATCAGGGACGTCCTTAACTTGGACTACCTGCTTGGGCTCTCCGAGAACGGTTGGGAGTCCCACTCCTATTTAGAGGGTGATCGAACCCTTCTGCACGATCGACTCCTCTGCATCCACGGCTACCGCGCGAACAAATACCCGACCACGGCCCACCTCCAGCAGTACGGAAAGAGCGTCGTTTTCGGACATTCACACCGCATTCAGAACTTTACATCTAGAGATTTGCGTGGTACTGATAGTGGGTGGAACATGGGATGCCTGTGCGACTTGAACCCTCACTGGCGGTCCAGACCGGACTGGCACCAGGGTTTCGGCGTCTCTGTATGGAAGGAAGTAGACGGGGAATGGTTCTTCAACTTCGAACAGGTTCGCATTCATGATGGCATCGCGATCTTCCGCGACAAGTTCTACAAGGGATAGAGGATAATGGCTGACCCGAATGAAGGTGGAGTGAACTCTGAGGACCTGGCCGCAGAGACGATCAACGATCTGGCGGGGCACTTTGCTGTAGAGGAGACCGCACCCGAGCAACTTGAGCTCGAAGAGGATTGGACTCCAGCACCAGAATACCAGAGCGAAGAGGAAATCGAGGCGGAGGAAGAGGTTATCGAGCCCGAGCCGGTAGAACCCACTTCGATGGACGAGACCTTCCTCCGTCTCGCAGAGGTGGGCATCGACTTCGGTATCCGTAAGGGAGATCTCCCGGAAGAGCTGCACGGTGCTTACGATCGTCTCGCTGACGAGGCCATGATCGCAGTCAACGTGTACCAGAACAAGATGAACCAGATGCAGATGGCCCAGGCGGAGATGCAGCAGTTCGCCCAGCGGCTCGAGCAGGATCCCCAGAAAGTCCTCCTGACCATGGCGATCACGAAGCCTGAGGCTTTCCAGGAGGCTATGACAGCTTACGAAGAGATGCAGCAGGATGATCGCTATAAGAACATGGTAATCAGAGAGTTACAGGCTGAGGCCAAACTCTCGTCTGCCGAGCGACAGCAGCAGGTGTGGCAGCAACGACAGATGTCCAATAAGATCCAGGTCGTGACGAACGCCACTCATGTCGCCGCCGACAAACACGGTGTAGATCGTGAAGTTGCAGAGCGTTACGTCGCAATGCAGATCCAGGCAAACAACGGAGACATCGATCCCAGGCAGGTAGATATGGTAGTTGCTTCTCTCCGCCAGAAGACTGCTGTTGCCGCGGCACCGGCTAAGGTCAGAAAGGTTCAGCAGGCTCCGACTCAATCTGTCCAGGGGCAGGGAACTCCTCCCTCGCGTGGAGCTATTGTGCCCAAGGATGAAGTGTCACCAGGTCTCACACACTCATCTCGAAACCCATTCCTGTCTCTGGTGAAGCAAGCCAGTAGACGAATCGGAAACGACTAGAGAGGAAATACGAAGAAGTAAAGTCGAACAGGGGTCCTCCGGGACCCCTTTTCGTTGACAAGTACTTACCTGGGCGTAGGTTCGGGTCTAACGGATTCGCGCACCGTTAACGGAAGAAATGAGCGCTACCGGAAGATGAAGCAGAGTAATCAACAATTTTCGCGAATTACAGTGATTCATTGGACTTATGAGGCTTTATTATGGCAGCTACACCAACAACTGCTGATCTGGCCCGCCTTGATAAGATCCTAAAGGATCGTCCGATTCAGGATGCTATCCGTAAGGCGATTAACCTCGCCACTCCCTTCGCGGAGAAAATTACGCAGCAGCTGACTCTTACCGGTCGTAAAGGGATCTTCCCGGTTCAGTTCGGCGTCAATGAGGGCGTGTACGCCCGCCCAGAAAAAGGTACGTTCGGTCAGTCTAAGGTAGACGAGCCGCAGCTTGCCGAAGTGACCTCTCGATACCTCTATGCTCTGTTCCAGATCACCGGTCCCGCCATGGCGATGACCCGTGACAACCCGGGATCGTTCGAAGAGGCTCTCGCACTCACCCTGCAGAACACCATTGACGGCGTAAAGCTGGACATGGCTCGGCAGATCATCGGCGACGGAACTGGTAAGATCGCTCTTATCCAGTCCAACACCGACACCAACACAGTGGTCGTGGACAGTGCGTTCGGGATCACGCGGTACAAGACGACCCGCCCGGTGCGGAATATCCTGCGGCCGAACATGCCGGTGGACATTCTGGATACCGTGGCACCGCCTGCCACGAAGCATATGAGCGATGGCGAGATTTCTTCGGTCGTTCACTCCGCTACCGGCACCACGCTGGACTTTACGACCGCGGACGTGGGGGCGAGTGCCGCCGATGGCGACTTCCTGACACGTACAGGGAACTACAACAACGAGATCCAGGGCTGGGAAGCTGCAGTTCAGCCTTCTGGCTCCTATCTGGGAATCTCTCGGACAGGTCAGCCCAACTGGCAGGGTGTCATGGTTGACGCTTCTGGTGGTGGCGCTGCGGCCGACATCTCGTTCGACATCCTGCGCGACACGCTCGACACCATGAATGAGCTCACGGGTAAGGATCCGGAGTTCTTCACGATGAACTACAAGCAGCGCCGGAACATCTACAACCTTTTCCAGGCTCAGATTCGGTACATGCCGATGAATCTGCCCGGTGGTATGGATGACAACACCCTGTCGTTCGACGACAAGCCGATCCTCGTGGAGCGTTTCTGGCCCCAGGAGCACATCGGAGTGGTCAACACCAGTTACTGGTACCACGTGATGTCCAAGGACACCGAGTGGATCCCAGGTCAGGGTGGAACTGTCCTGCACTTCGCGATCACGAGCGATCTGTTCACGGCGGTCATGAGGACCTACCGGAATCTGATCTGCCTTTATCCGGCGACTCAGGGCACCATTTACGGCCTGACTGAGTAAGGGGGCGAAAGATGATTAACAGCCCTAAGGAACTGCACAGCAGGCTCGTACATCCGAGCATTGCGGCTCCCGTGGTCCTGTGTGGACCGTTTCTGTTCACGGAGAGCACTGATGCCGACGCCGTCGCTTACCTTTTCTATGCCCCCCGGGCCATGCGGTTTGTGGGTGGGTCATACATACAGTCAGTCGATGCGACTGCCGCCACTTCGTATACAGCACAGGTCGAGGTAGGCACTCAGGTGCTCTCGGCCGCGCTGGATATCAAGACACTGGCCGCGGCTACGGTGGCGTATTTCACACCGTCGCTGACGTCAGCTGATCGAAATATCGCTGCAGGTGATCGCGTCGAAATCAGCTTCAACGAAACTGGTGGTACGGCAACCTCTCCAGAGGCTGTCGAAGTGTATCTCCAGTTCCAACTGATCGATTAGGGAGGTAGACATGGCTGGATTGGATAGCCTGGCTCAGGCCGGTGCATCCCTCGGGATTCCCCAGGGAGGGGTCATGCCCGGGTCAGAAGGGGGTGGTCTGGAAGACATCCTCTCCCAGCTCACGTCAGGGCAGCTTAGCCCGGAAAAACTTCTCATGCTTCTTGCTCTACTGACAGGTGGAGGGGGTGCGGGGGCTATGCCCCCCACTCCCCCGCCTCCAGGTATGGGCGGAGGTATGGGTGGAATGCCACCGGAGATGATGGGTGGCGGGATGCCCCCGATGGGCGGCGGAGGAATGCCACCGATGGGACCAGGCGGATCACCGATTCAAGCAGCCATGGGCGGAGGCGGGATGCTACCACCTGAAGAAGAGCCTATGTACTGATGAAAATTCAAATTCATCATGAAGGTGGCCGGGAGGTCGATAGAGACTTTCAGGCTCAACTCGATGACTACAATCGTGCGCACGGGAGCCCGCGAATCAAAGTCCGCTGGAATCCCGTAGCACGCAGGACCGGACCACGAAAGTTTGACCCCAGGTGGGAAATCTGGATCGAGCTCGTGGAGAACCAACTAACCCGAAAGGAAGATCTGGGGAAGAAGGACCGGTACGAGGATGGTTCCTGGTGGCGGTTTCTTCAAACATGGGAGTACCCCGATGATGCATTTCTTCCGTTGGACCAGAGATTTTTCCAGGCAGCATATCTGGCTGACACCTGGTCGAGTAAGGACCACTACGGTGAGAGGCTGGAGAGGCCGCACGAAGCAAAAAAGGCGGCGGAGTTCTCGGCTCTAAAGGATTTAGCTGGCGGAGTCGGCTCTCACTGGAGGAACTGGGGCAAGACGATGGTAGGTGCCGCAACCCGCGGTGATTGGCGTGCTAAAAAATCGTGGAGGTAGCTGTGCCTCTTTATGAGTTCCACACGACTGGCGAAGGTGACGACATGCGGTCCGGCCTGGTTGAGGTAATGATCGGGCATGAAGGACCGCCGAAGGAGATCAAGACTCCATCTGGAGTGGATCTTCCCGGGATCAAGGTAAAGAAGTTGTGGAAGTGCACCATTTGCCCTGACACTAAGTTCAAGACAGCTGGATTGATGGCTCGTCACTTCAACTCCACTCATCAGGAGCGTAAGGAAAGCTCTGAGAGCTGGAGAGATTTCTACGAGATGATCGATGGCCCTAAGAGCGGGTGATCTGATTGATCAAGCCAAGTTGATGGCGAGTCCCACCGGCTTCACGGCTGGTGTCTCCCCTACTCAGCTCATGGCACACCTCTCTAACCTGGACAACGATCTCATCGAGACCGTGAACCAGATCATGCCGAGCCTGGCCTCTACTGCAGGCGTTGAAATTACAACCAGCTCTGCCTTGAACCAGGTAGGATACGACCTGGATCCGGCATTGGGTTATACAGATTTCAAGTACGTAGATAGCCAGGACGGGGTCTGGGAGATACATGTGGTGATGGAGGTTGATTTCCTCAACCCGAGTCGCCACCCCGCGTGTATGATTGCGCAGGGGATCGGTCCATACCGAACATTGATTCCGGTTGACCCGCTCGGGGAGAATTGGTCCACGAGTACGGACAGGTCATTCTTCCGGGACGGCGACAGAATCATGTACCGTTACATCCCCCTCCCGACCCGCCTGGAAGCTCTTGAAGATGAGCTACAGGCACCAGATTTCGCGGCTAATTATCTCGTCCAGTCTACTGCTGGACTGATTTTACAGATGCTTGGCGGGGATCCTGCTCAAGTTCAGTCGTTCGCCCAGAGAGAGCAGCTCTACTACAAAACCTTCATGATGCAGCTGTACAAGCAAGCAAGAATCCACACACCAAATCAGGCGACTGTGGATACATTTTACAATGATTACTTTGACTCAAGGATCTACTAATGACTGCTCAGGATGCAATTAACCGAGCGATCCAGCGGTCCGCTCTGAACAACCCGGACTTGGTCCCGACTGCGCAGATGCTCGGGTACTTGACGTCCTATGAGCGAGCCGTATACGCGATGGGTGCGAAATACAACCCGGAATACTTCGGAGCTGAGGGAGATACCGCCACCAGAGCTGACAACACCGAATCGTGGGATCTTACCACGTCTCCTGGTGATGTATTCGCTCTTACGGCTGTACACGTGGCGACCATTGTCGGAACTCCGACTCCGGAAGTAGGGGACAAGCTCAATCTCGTGTCGTTCCGGTTCCCCGAGCTGCAGGTTACTCCTCGCGCGTACGTGCGTGGACAGCAGCTGTACGGGTACGGTGACGAGCTGGGCGCGGATGGGACGGACTTCGTCGAGAGTGTCACAGCCTACTACTCCGAGATGCCAGCGGTGGTCTCAACCACGGCAGCGGTTCTCACAATTCCCGAAGAGTGGGCAGATCTGGTAGTCGTACCGTTGGCCCGTCTGCTCGCACTGCGCGACAACAGGCCGGGTGACGTCCAGGTTCTCGACGCTGAGTACAACTCTCTCGTCGCGACCTTTATTGATCACGTCTCGGTCTACGATCACGGAGCCACACGGCCTCTTATCGCGGTCGCGGCAGCTACGGGCACTCGTCCTCCGGCAGGTGGCGGAGTGCAGCCTGGCGCACCGAGAGTCATGGGTTAACCTGATAGGAGGTAAGCGTGCCTCCTCTTCAGAGGTTCGTGGTCGCTCTCGCTGGCGGTCTCCAGGATTCGAAAGCACAACCGGATCCTGGAGATTTCGTCCGTCTTCACAATTTCGCGCTCTTTCGCGGGCGGTTCGGACTCCGTGCCCCCGTGAAGGAGATCGCTACGATTGGAAGTGACAGTCAGATCCTCGATATCAAGGCCTACAGGGACAAGGTGTGGATCCTGGGCTGGGACGGGTCTGACGAGGTCACACTCTACAATATGGACTGGCCCGGCCCGACAGCGGACTGGGGCACCCCCTCCGTCAAGGGCGTGATCCACACAGGCGTGACCTCCAAACCCCTTATTCGCATGACTCCCTTCTCTGGTGGTCTCGAGGATGAGCCGAAGGACCGGATCTACATCGCCGACTACAACCAAGTTGAGCCAACCAAGATCTTCCAGGTTACTTCACCTGAGGCAACCTCTATTCTCAAGGTAGACTTCGATGCTGATCCTCTTCCTGTTCCTACAGCTGAGGACGTCTATTTCTCGTTGATGATCCCCTACCAGTTCCACCTCTGGGGTACGGGCTTCTACGGCGGTACCGGCGATTTCAGACCAGAGATGCTTCGGTTCAGTCAACCTGGCTTGATCCCGAACATCGACCCAGCCGGTGGTGTGGACTTCGAAGACAACACACCAGCCTCTAAGGAGTGGTTCAGCTTCGGGTACCGGAACCTCGGCAGGAGGGGAGACAAGATTAAGGCTCTCTCCTTCGCCACAGGGAATATGATGGTTTTCCAGGCCGGGTCGGCTCACGCACTGTTCGGATATGGACAGGACTCTTGGGCCGCTAAGCAGGTCTCTGACCAGATCGGCTGTGTCGGACCCAACGCTGCGGTCCAGGCTGGGGCTGGTGGGATGTGCCTGTTCTGGAGCCATGACGGGCCTTTCGCCACTGACGGTACACAGGTCATGTCGATCGGGGAGGACATCAAGCAGCACGTGATCGATCTGGGCGCAACTGACAACGTGTCAGCGGCTTACTCACCAGACGATGGTGTAGTCTACTTCTCGTTGGTCGAGCCACTAGCGGACAAGGATTCCACTGATCTCTGGCCCACCACCTACCTGGCCTACGACGTAGAGAAGAAGAGATGGGCTGAGGGTAGCTGGTTGGCGGGGAACGTGACCGGAGACCCATTCGCTCTCCAAGTAGCGGTCTTGTCGACCATCACCGCTCGCGATATCGCAGCTGCCCCGGGCCCACGTGACAAGCCACAGAACGTGGTTGCTACTGCGTACAGCGACAAGTTCATCCAGATCAAGTGGGATCCTGGCGACACCGCGACCGAGACCCGGACGATGATTCACAGGTCCACGAGTCCCACGTTCACTCCAGACGACACGACTCTGATCGCGACTCTGGACAGTGACTACGGCACGACTTACAACGACAAGACCGGTCTTACAGAGGTTGTGACCTACTTTTATCAGCTTCAGCACTACCGAAACGGCACGTATTCAGCCAGCTCGACTGAAACTTCGGCCAGGACATGGTGTGCTCCGCCTGTATCGGTCACACTTCAGCCGATCCCGGACGGGATCAGGGTCACGGTCGACGTTCTCCACAACCTGTCGAACGTACAGATCTGGAGGTCACCGGTAGTTGGCTTGGGTCATGTGGATACAATGCTCGCGCACGACCCAACGACTCCACAGGGTGTCGGTGACTACGTATTCGACGACAATGGATCCAACATCACCTGCGGCATAGAGTATCACTATTTCGTGAAGATTCACGACATCAATGACAGTGGAGGAGAGCACCCCTCACTGGCCTACCCGGACGAGGTAAACTTAGGAGAGAAGCTCAGGGCGATAGCATGCGCAGGCGAAGATACAACCGCATTCGCTGTAGCCGCAGGAGGCAACTACCTGAGGGTAACCCAGCCCGGGAAAGTCCTTTACACAGCCACCTGCTTCTACACACGGGCCAATGTCGAATCTGACATGATCAAGATGTACGTAGATAAGGGCGGTGGAGCGGGTTACGTCGGTCCGTGGAAGTTCCCGTGTAAAAGAGCTTTTGGTGCCGTCAAGTTCAGTTTCACTGCTTACTGCCCCTCTCAATCCGCGATGTGGACTGTGAAATGGGAGTCTCTGCAGAACGGTACCAAGGTCCTGAACACTGTCTACAACGACGCGATTAATCCCTGTACCGGAGCGGCGGTCTGATGTCAAGTTTCATTCTGGCCGGAGCTGGAGACAGCAACAAGATCTACCAGATCGGCCGGATCGGCTACGACTCCGGAGCTGTAGCCTCTTTCCCCCAAGACCCTGGTGAGACTACCTACTACGGAGAGTTCGAGACCGAGCGGATGAGTCCAGCTGGTGAGGATGGCCTGGTCAGGTTCCGGAGGATCGTCCTTCGCGCCCTCACGCAGGGCTCGTGGGAGATTTACATGGAAGTCTTCGTCGATGACGTCCAGACCAAGATCTGGGATAACGACGAGACCTCATCGACCTACGGCCAACAGATCAATCAGTCGATCACGATCACCTCGAAGGAGGGCACCCCGGGCGGCGAGGCCATTATGGAGGCCGATATCGACGCTACCGGCACTTTCGTTCAGGTCTTCGTTCGGATCGCTTCAGAGGATATCCAGGGTTACTTCCTCCCGGAGTCGCTTGAAGCTCACGTCCAGGCGATTCGTGAGTCGAAGTCCAGAAGCACTCTCGATGTCTCTGTGGCTCCATGGGCTGAGTCGTCCTGATGGGCACCTCTGGCTTCGACAGTCGGAGAGGTCTGGCTTACCCTCCAAATGTCGCACCAGAGCTGGAACCGTGGTTCGAGAGAGTCAGGATCACGCTCGAGGACATCCTCGAGAGTTCGGTACTCGGGGCCAGGATCATCTCTGTCGAGCTCGCAGTCGGCAGCTCCGGAGATGTGTCAGCTCTGATCGTCCCTAACGAGAACACGAGATGGATCAAGTATTACGGTACCACGACCGCCTACCCAACTGTTGCTGATATCCTCAATCTCGGGACCGAGACCAGAGTCTGGGCCAACGCCGGTGAGACTCACGATACCGGCACGATCGATACCGTCAGCACTGGTGACACGTTCTATTTCGGTGTCGTGGCTTACCAGGAAGAGATCGTGGATCAGTCTGAGCCCTCCGGCTCTCCCTCGGTCCCGGTCTACGCCGAGATCACGTTCACCGGAATCGGTGCTGACATCCAGCCGCTCGCTCTCTTCACTACGGAGTTTGACGGGTACGGGAACCTCTATCTCCACTGGTCCGCACAGACTTCCGGCACGACCGGGATCAAGTACCTTACGGACCAGACCACATACCCACTGGAGACCGCTGTAGAGGCTGAGACGGCCGTCACGTCCTCTCCCGTCACTTTAGGCACATTCAGTCGGGGAGAGACTGTCTACCTCTCAGCGCTTCCCGTAGGAGCTACAGAGAAGGGCTCACTGTTCACGACGAAGATCTACCGCGAGCTGGATGACGACGAGCTACCGAGCACTGGAGAGATCTCGTCAGGGGGCAGAGTACTCGTTACACCGGTCATGAACTCTTCTGGCGGTGCTGAGGGGACAGCTCCAGGTTGGCTGTTCTGGGGGGAGGAGGCTACGTCCTTCTACCACCCCAACGGGTCGACCTTTACCATCCCAGCCAATACTGTGACTCGCACAGATCTCTATGCAGGGATCGGTCGGGTCTTTCGTCTCATCGCATTCGCAGGGACGAACTCCGGACGGTTCACTGATCTGATCTCAGCAGCCAGAGTGATGGTAGCGATCAAGCGGCTGCCAGATGGATCCTGGGTCTATTACGGCCAGACAGGCTGGAACGCCGTAACCTTCAACGAGAATGACTGCGTACTCGGGAGTGCTCTAAGAAATGCTTAAGAATGTCTGGTATCTGTTGACCCTGTGGCCACTATTGGGGTTTATGTTCTTGTCCGATCCGACCCCGAGCGGGACCAGGCATACAGGGGATCTGGTCGCAGACACGACCTACGCTGACGAGGTCTTCGTCTACATGGTCCCGGGTGTAGACACGGTTGGGTACGTGATCTACCCGGACACCTCGATCATCCGTCTGTACATGCTGAACTCTGTAACTGTCTACTTCAACGCAGCTTACGACTCAGCAATGGTCCTGTCATACGACACGATCGCCGGCGCAACAGTCATGGACAGCTCCTCTGTGGACCAGAAGTGGGCCGCATGGGGCCTCGGCACGCCCTACGCTTACAACGTCACAGTTCCAGGAGCTCCAGTCTCATCGGATCTGGCGGCTGGCGAGCTGGGCACGGTCTTCGGGATGACGCATGCGGACAGCCAGGTCCTGGTGGATCTGGTCGGGTACGACTATCTCGATGACGGCGCGTTCACGACCGCAACTTACGACCAGATGGACAATTACGACTCCCTCTTCCTTGCCTATTCAGAGTTCTTCTGGGGAGATTGGGTCGGAGATTCGACTTACATGAGATTTATTCCGCAGCTTGTTGTATGGGGTACGGTAGTAGACTCGACATCAGGTAACTCTGACCTCT